CTATTACAATAGCTTTACTCTATTCACTTATTCACTTGTGTTTTTCTCACAAACTATGCTTTCGATAGTCTCTTAACCTTCAAACTTATATTTAAAAATATAAATAAGCTCGGCATAGGATTCTTTTAATCCCCTATTAGCACATTTTCTAGTCATCATTTCCTATAACTCCTAAACGTAAAATGTACACCTTTTTACAGTCCACCTAGTTTTACATGAGCCGTGGTGTAGTTCTTAACCCATGGGTGGGAATACATTCCCTTCTTTATTCTTCTTCATAACCTTTGCAGAAACGTAATCTGGAACAAGTCTCTTGCTTGTACATTCTGCACACAACTTTGTAAGCCAGTAATATTCACTGTCTTCATGGATGTTATCTTCATCTAATACATAAATGATTTTTGGAAATGCTGTTGTTACATTAACGCCTTGAGGATTTTTCACACTTTCAATCCTCTGCTTAATCATTTCCTCAATACACATTGCTAAGTCTTTTCTTGGCTGTCCATCTGGAACTTCATCTAAATAACAAAATACTGTAATAAATGGAGCTTGCACTATAAGTAGAAATATTTCTATTTCCTAGTCTAATGACTAGCTTATAGTAGACTAACTCTTCTTCTATCAATTGATAGGTAGTTATGCATTTTGAGCGGTATTCATATCCACCCTACTTGGCTACACTCATCACCAATAGTCGTTACACCTTTAATAATTCAAAACATATTTATAATTGAATTATCACTTGGCACGGTATTGTCAGCTATCTATTTTTATTAAAATAAACCTTAGATTCTCTTACGAAGCGTATTCGTGCGTACTCTCCATTTTAGTACATATGCCTTATTTAACTTCTACCGTTAGCAAGATTTTTATCTCACACCCATTGAATAAACATGGTTAACATAATTTTAAAACGGCAAATCATCTACCGTTTGTTGTTGAGAGAGTCAAAAATTGATATTGCAATGTTTGAATGCCATCTTTAATTTCTTTTTTTACTTTTCTTTCAACAATATTATTTAATTGTTCTTTGGTAAGTTCTATTCCATTTTCCTTACAGTCTTCTTCTACCTCCTTGATGTATTTCTTTCTTGACACATCTACAAATGGCGAGATGTGAGATAATGTGATTGATTGTCCCAATAATATAGATTTTGTGTTTCTATTATCACTAGACTATTTCTTGCCGGATTTGTGTTTCCAACCACTCTGTTTCGGATTATTCACCTACTCCATATAGGATAGTCGTTACATTAATAAACCTGTGTGACTTTATGGCTCTTGCATTCGCATTCGTTATCTAAATATCTTCTAAACTGTGTTTCACTGATACCAATGAATTTAGAAGCAGAAGATACTGTACTGAATTCATATTTGTCATCAATGACTATTTTTCTTTTAGCTTTATGTTTTACTTTATTGACTTTTCTTCCTCTGATATAAGCATTTTTATTATTGTCTGATTGTGATACCCATTGTAAATTGCTACTTTCGTTATTCTGTACATTGTTATCAATATGGTCAATCGTGTTATTCTCTTCTGAATAACCATCTACAAAGTTGTGCCCTACAAGTCTTGCAAGATTAACGTTTTTTCTTTGACCGTTATCATTAACAATACTTACATACATTCTTCCGTTCCTGACATTTGGTGATGGGCTTAATAGCTTGTAGTCTTTTGTCTTGACTAAGCGATGTTTAACTCTTCCCATATTAGACACATAATATCCACTGTAGCCTAGGATTTCTTTCCATTCCTCACCATTCAATTCTTCAAATTTATGTGGTTTCTGTTTTTCTTTAAGAACTTCACTTGCCTTTGCTCTTCTTTTCAATGTTCTGTTTCTTGAAGAGATTCTAAGTTCTTCATTTACCTTATATGTATACTTTAAAAAGTCCATAGACACATTTAATAACTTAGCAATTTCAGCATCACTCATACATTCATTCATCCTAGAGATAATAAAATCTTTATTCTGTGAGATAAATTTTCTAATCTTAGGACTCATTTTATATGTCTTTTTCTGAATAAATCCCCATTCTTTAATAGCTTTAGATAACTCTTTTCTGTTTACTTTGATATTTGAACTAATCGAACTAATGCTTTCCCCTCGTTTACAGTAAAGATACTCAATCGCATCCTTGTTCAATTCGATTTTTTCCTTTACGGTCACAACAAATTATCCTTTCCAAATAAGTTTATTAACACGAGATTAGACATTCCATCCTTCCTCGTTAGCCACGATACCGAGTATCGTAACCGCTAGCAATGCCAGCTTAAGAGTGTTTGAATACGGCAGATTTATCTTTTTAAACCGTATTGACTGCTTGCTACCTGAGCAACAATTTGACTTGTAACAGTGCAAGCGGTTCTAAATGACTTTGGTTTTTCAATTAATGTCTCACTGATTACAGTACCGTTTTGAAGCATATCTTCTAAGTTAATCAAACAGCAATTGGTCATGGGCATGAGCGGTGAATAATCAGTATCATGAATATGAATAATGCCTTCTTCATGTGCTTTCCATACATCATCTGGGAAGATTTCTTTTGCCATTTCACGACATGTGAATCCTGCAATATAGTCACGCATTGTTGAAATGATACGTGTATCTTTATTAGAATTTTCCTTCTGTGATTCCTTATCATTTCCATCAATGAGCTTTTTCACCTTGTGAAAACGATTTTCAAAATCCTTTCTGAGAGCACGTTTCTTTTCCTTGTCGTAGCGATACTTGATATACGCTTTTGCGACCTCATTCTCACGATAATCCATCAAGTAGTTTTCTACCGAATCTTGAATTTCCTCAATATCAACTTCCATATGCTTCTTATCATTGATTGTTTTGATTGAATCAATTGTTCTATAATCGTCTTCAATTTCATCTGCAATGATTTCAGCTACTTTCTTCTTGACAATACCTACGTCATTCATGGCTGCGAGAATTGCATTCTCAATTTTCTTTTTGTCGAATTTTACCTTTCGACCGTCTCTTTTAATTACATTAATTTCCATCAATTATCCCCTTTCTAAAAGTCTGTCTCTTCATATTCTTCACATTCGATTCTTTCTGCTTCTTTGTAATTCTTGAATGTGTCAAGAGAACAGCATCCATGTTCAAATCTGTTCTGCTGATTGAATGATTTTCTGATTTCAGACATAACAGAATTCTTTGCACAAAGAAAAGCATATTCATTAAGAGGTTTTCCCCTTGATGGGTCAAACTTGTTAATGCTGTTCATAACGGCAATCTTTGCGACAGAAACATAATCATCAATAAGTTCTTTTTTCTTGACGTGTTCAGTCACAAAGCCATAGATTCTAGGCTCAATATCAAGATATAAGTCAAGAATATCATCAGTCGTTAGTTCCATATGTTCACCTCCTTTAATGTCAACCAAACAATGAGCATCTTATAAGCTCTTGTCCTCGACTTCTCTAGTATTATTATATAATTTATTAGACAGTAAATCAACAAATAAATGCTATACTAACAATGTTTTTAATGAAGTTTTTCTATCAAAATTGGCTTTGATTTTTACTGCTCTATTAACTGTTTTGACATCTCCTATGTGATAGCATTTCTCTCTCATTCTGGTCATTCCTACATAGATAATGTTTGAATTTAGCATGAATGTATGAGATGAAGCCGTGATAAGAATGACAACCTTTGATGAATCACCCTGAGACTTGTGAATAGTGAGTGCATACCCAAGGCTCATTTCTGACATATCTGACTTGCTGTAAAGAATCTGCTGACCATTAAAGTCAATGATTACATCATCTCCACTAATCATCAATATTACGCCAGTCTCACCATTCGCAATAAGAACAGTGTCCCCATTGTGGATATCAGATATTCTATCTTTATTCCCATGCTCATTGTCATATTCCTTTACGGTACATGGCATGGCATTATAATTGTTCTGATTCTGAATAACAATATCTCCTACATAGTACGTTACATCTCCATATGATATGCTTTGTGGACTATTTCTTCGTGCGTTTCTATTGGCTAGCTTCTGTAACCATTTATTGATTTCATTGCATCCTAAATCCCCTTTTCTATATGGAGACAGCACCATGATATCATCAGCCTTGTATTCTCCAAGAAGTCTCTTATAGATGTTGATAACATCCATCTTGATATTCTCCTTCTCTGACTGAATGAATGCATAATCCTTATTACTTCCAAATATTGTAATTTTTCCGTTTACACCATCAAGATATTTCTTTCTGTTTCTTACGTCTGTAGCTACCTTCATAAGCCCACCATCGCTGTATCTAAAGACTTTTGTGAGGTTTACCTTTGGAACGGATGGTGAAGAAAGAAGGTCGTAGAACACGTTTCCACAGCCTACAGAGGGCAACTGAGCAGCATCTCCTATTAATAAAATCTTAGTTTCATGAGGATTTATTGCTTCAAGAAGTGACCTGAAAAGGAAGATATCAATCATTGATGTCTCGTCAACGATGACAATATCAGTCTTGAGCTGATTTTCACTGTTATAAACGAACTCACCATTGCTATATCCGAGTGCCCTGTGGATGGTACTGCTCCCATGATTGGTATATGACTGTAGCACCTTGCTTGCCTTGCCAGTAGGAGCAAGGAGCATGAAGCTTAGATGATTGTCAACAAGCATCTTAACAAGAAGTCTTGTTGATGTGGTCTTACCAGTACCGCCTGCACCATTCAGAATGGCAATGTTATTCTCGCATACCATCCTGAGTATGCTTCTCTGTTCATCGGATGGGTTGAATCCATCAATCGATGTGTATTTGTCATATTCAATGTTCCATTTGTTATCAACTGATTGCAAGTTCTTAATCATCTCTGCAACCTTTTTCTCTGTTTTTCTCGTTCTGAATAGAGAGATGCACACATTGTCATCAATAACGAATACTTCAAACTTCTTGTTTAATGAATCCTTTTCATCACTGAAAATATTCTTCATGTTTGCGTATGCTTCTGGAACAAGGCTCTTCACTTCATCATTGAAATCCTTGAACAGCATGAGAGTGTTGCCGTCTCCTTCATTTCTCTTGAGAACATACTGCATACAAGCAATGCATCTGTCTTCGGAAGTAATCATGTCACTGTCAAACTTGCCTTTCTTTGCAAGACTTAGAATGAGACTGTCAGCCTTGACAAAACCAAATCCACATACATTGCATATGCACTCATATGGCTTTTCCTTTAGAAGCTGTTTGACAAGTTCAGCATTTTCATACTTGTCGTAAATCTTTCTTATCATTGCCATTGACAATGCACCATCAAACAATGCAACGATGTCAGCTAACTTAAAGTTCTCCTCAATCTTTCTCTTAATCTTTGACCATGCCTTCTCTTTTATTCCATGAAGTAAGTTTAGGTCTGGTTCTTCACCTTTCTCAACCATTTCAATGATGTTCGGATAGTTCTTGAAAATTTCATCGGCATATCTTTCTGGCATGATTGCACACAGAAAGGCATATGTCTCTTCAAGAGACTTCGGCTTATCTGCCGATATGCTCTTCATCTTATATCCTCCACCATACTTGTTATCTTCAAATCTTGCTTCAACTATATAGTCAATTCCATGCTCAAGTCTCTGAATCGCACCAGACAATGAGATGTTACCATACTTGTTCTTAATGACATCTCCATCAATGACTTCCAACACGCTCATTGCATATACTCGAAATGTATCACTATCATATACACATTTCTCAACTTGTGCTCTTACCTTTATATCTCCCATTTTATCGTTCCTTTCATTCCAAGTTTCAATCAGTATAGTAAAGTTTTATATTCATTTAGGACGTTTTCCAATTCGTCAGATTCAGTCCATTTTCCATTAACAAGCTTGTATTTAGGCATCTTCACTATATCTTTCACACTAAGAAGCGAAAACTTATCAACTGGATTATCCTTGAAACCACTTCTTATCTTCACAAACATTTCATCACCAGTGCGTATGTGACGCATATAGAATGATGGTTTGTACATGTTCCCTTTAAGCTCGCTCACGACAACCCAGTACGAATCATTGACAGTTTCATCCTTGTATTCACAATATCCCATGCTGTTCTTCTCTGCCTTAAGCTGACTTATCATATCAAGCTTTTCATTATTATCCATTTGTAAAGCAATATGCTTAATAAGTCCCTTGTTATCTATTCCTCTGAACTGCTTTTCTGTCTCCTTTTCACTGTATCTTCTCACTGTTGAAATGCTTATTCCAAGTTCATCTAACTTGTCCTTCTTTATGACGCTTGACTTCCATAATTTATTGAATATGTCAACAACACTTAGGAGGTACTTATTACCTCCGAACTTCCTAAAGAAGTTAAGTCTTATAAGAATGTCAAGCTGATTCTTCTTTACATCTGTGTTGTTCTTGATATCGTAAAGCAAGTCAACAAAATCATCATATTCATTCCTGTCTGCAAGCTCATAAAGCTGATTAGCTATCTGTACATTCATATCCTTAATAGACTTGATTCCTTTATAGATTGACATTGTTTTCTTGTCATATGAATATTCAGCTCTTGAATAACCGAACTCAATAGGCTTCAACTCTATTCCATAATACTTAAGTTCATTGATTAGCTTCTCAGTCCTGTCAATATCATCTCTATAGCTTTCAAGAACAGTTGCATAATATTCAAGTGGATAATGAGACTTAAGATAAGCTCCATAGATTGAATCATATGCATAGGAAAGTGAATGGCTTGCATTGAATGAGTATCTTGCGGCTGACTCAACGACTGCAAATGTTTCATCAAATCCATCTTTCCTTCCTACCTGTCTTATCCATCCTTCCATAAGGCTTTTCTTTAATTCTTCAAGCTCTTCATGAGTGAACTTCTTTTTTGATATCTTCTTTATGATTGTATATGTCTCTGTCTCCTCAATTCCAAGCCATATCAGATACTTCATGATAAGTTCCTGATAAATCATTCTGCTTGAACCATCCTCAAGAAGACTGTCCAATTCAGCAACTCCTGTGGTGTATGGTTTCCTGTCAAGAAAATCATCTCTGAGAGGGGCACATCCCGGTCTCAGTATTGCTACGAAAGCTGACATATCCTGTACGCTATGTGGTTTATATCTCATTGCACACTGTCTTCCGAAATCAGAATCAGCTTGATTAATCGTACATGTAAGCCCTTTTGAGTACACTTCCCATGTCTTGTCATCCTTTGCTACAAGCTTGTTTAGTTCATCAATTGTAGGGATGTCAATATTTGCCTTTCTGCATGTCTCTGCAATAATATTAATGACTTCAACCTTGAGATAGTCATTCTTAAGATATTTCCATCTGTCACAGTTGTAACCATCAAGAATGCAACATTCATGTGTCTCCATTGCATTTGTGTCCTTGTTCTTTGACCTAATTGTCAGTGTTCCCATCTCTTCATCAACTGGCTTGTCAAATAGAAGCATTGAACATGGACTCACTGAAATTGAAGTAATGACACCGACAAAATGTTCACTTTCCTTGATGATGTCACTCCATTTCTTGTCATTTCTATAGCTATCAATGTTCTTTGCAACATCATCATATTCATGTATATCCATTCCTATTGCCCTGCAATAAAGACGAAATGCGGATGAATCCTGCAATGGCTTGAAAGAAAGCATCCACTTACAGTTTTCTTTTCCTAGCAAGTCATATGTTGCATTTATGAATGGCTCTTGGTCATTCATATTTAAGTCAATATCTGGCAACGAATGGCTCTTAAGAATACGTGTCGCACTCATGAAGCGTGATGGGAAAAGCGTTATGGGTGATGATATTCTGTCAATGTTTGTAAGCCCAAGAAGCTTGTTTATATAGAAGCTTACGGCAGAACCTCTTCCTGTCTTCGTAAGGATTCCACCATATTTCTCTTTCGCTACTTTAGAAATATAGTAATCATCAACGAAATATGCAGACATTTTGCAGTCCTCGACAGACTTCATTTCTTTTACTATTTCTTTAACGTATTTGCCATGAAGATATTCTGGAATATTTTTCTTTTCCTTATGCCATGCATCTACAATAATTCTTCTAAGTTCTTCTTTAGAATTATCAACAACACTTGGAAGCTTTATGTTCTTGTTAAGATGTGTTATCGGTTCAGCATTCTGGAATATGAGAGTGTTCTCAAGTGCTTCGTTTATTTCTTCATTACTGAGTACACCCTGCTTTTTATATCTTTCTATGATTGTGTCATAGTCTGGATAATCAAGAATGAAGTTATCTTCCATTGCCTGCTGTCCATAATCACCATCATCTTTTTCTCTTGATGTCTTCCTCTTATCTCTTATGTATAAATCACGATATTTACTATCATTTTCATGGATATAATGGCTGTCATTTCCATGAATGATTGGAATGCCTAGCTTATCATGAATTTCAAGCAAGAACTTGTTTACTTTCCTCTGAGCATCATCATCATGGTCTTGCACCTCAAGAAAGAAATTACTTCCAAAATAATTATATGCTTCAATAATGAATCTAACATCTTTCCACATTCCACCTATACAGGCGGTGGTGATTACAAAATTGTCTGGATTAAGTGAGAACAACATATCATGGTAAACTCTAGGCTTGTAATAATACCCCTTTTTCCATGCCACCGACAGCATTTTGTTAAGCTGTTGTGCACCATCATCATTCATAGCAATGATAACAAGGTGGTTGCTTTTTCGTGTCTTTTCGTTAATGTCATTTACATAATATACCTCTGCACCTTCAATGACCTTTAAATTATATTTCTCAGCAGCGTTCATCCATTCAAATACGAATCCCTGATATCCATGATTTGTCGTGAACACCGAATCATGACCAAGCTCGACTGCTCTTTTGCAATATTCATCAATGCCAGTGACAGAATCATGCACAACGATATTCCCATAGTAATCATGCTTATGATAATTGTAGTATATCTTACCCATATCCTCACCTCTCTAATAAAAAAACATATATGCTACAATATTGATTATACAATAATCGGCATATATGTTCAATAACAACTGTCAAATTAATTATGAGAATAATGAATTTAACCAGTCTTCATCGGTAACTTCACTGTTTGAAGCATCACCCCTACTGATATTCATCATTTCAAGAATATCTCCATTCTTCTTTGCAAGATATTTCTTGAATGGTGGAATATCATCAATAGGATATCCACATAATGTTGTAATGAAGTACTCATTCTTCTTATATGTATCATCATCATCATAGAATATTTTTTCATCAAGTGATGAATTAAATTCATCAATATTCTTTCGGATATCTTTTACTGTTCCTACGACATAATCAGTCCATTTGTTGACAAGTTCTTCTGTCACTTTTGTCCTTACCCAACAGTCATCAAAATCAAATTCATCAAGCACTTCTTCTGGAAGAACGTCAAGTGTATTCTGTGTTGTCATCTTTTCAATATATTCATCAATATTGTCATTATAGCCACGTCTACGTAGCATCATCTTGACATTTGATACAAGGCTATCAACTAGCTTGCTTCTCTCGATTTCTCTTGTCTTTTTCTTTCCATTAGCTTGAGTGAATGTGACATTTACATATTTCATGAAATTCCACTGAACAATAATATTCTCATATGGAACACCCATTTGATGAAGTCCGATGGCATATAAAACAAGCTGTCCTAGTTCATCTTCCTTCTTGTCACCTTTATAAATAGTTGATGTCTTCCAGTCTGAAAGATAATAAATACCATCCTTCTTGTAAAGAAAATCAATATACCCCTGCAACAGAATATCATCATCAAACTTGATTGGAACAAACTGTTCAATAGCAACTTTTCCGTCAATTGCCTTATGATTCTTAAAGAAATGAATCAAGTCATCTCCATATTTTGCAGCAATCTTCTTATCCTTTTCAGAATCGTTTCTGTCAAACTTGCTGTCTCCAAGCTCATACATTGACATCCATAGTGCATCAAATGTATCAGCCATTTCATCATATCTTATCTTCTTACTATAGTATTTCTCTAGTGTCTCATGACATGCTCCGCCAAGCTCGGCATATACATTCGATAGTGTCTGTTTCTTTCTTAGCACGTAGCTAAGATAATAGATATATTTTGACGTATGCCACAAATGGATTCTTGACCACGAATAAATCACATTTACACCATACTTTTTCTTTATCTCATTCAGTTCCTTCCACGTTTTTCTCATTTTACTCCCTTTCTTTTCTCAATAATTTTCTTATATGCATTATGCATATTCTCACTATAGATAATTCGATTGTTAAAAAGTTTTCTGTAATCCCTATCACATGCATCGGCTGGACTATCCTTTTCATTAAGAATGCCATCCTTATCATGAATGAATGAAACCATTCTCATGCCATAGAATTTTTCACATATTTCAAATACATCTTCTATGTCAACGTCCTTGTCCATTGCAATGATGACTTCCCTTACACCAAGCCCATTGATTATTCTGACCTGTTCATCACTCATTACATGACCTTGCAATGCAACGCATGAACTGTCAAGAAGACTGTCTCTCTTAAGAACTGACTTCTCTGCTTCAAATACTGTCACATATCCAAGACTTTCAATATCCTTCATATTTTCCCAAAGTCCATATAAGTTTATTTGTTTTGGATAATTTTTTGTAATCATATACTTTCGTATACCTAGCTTGTCACAGTCATCAATTGACGAGCGTCCATTATAGCCAAGTAGCTTTCCATTAATCCAGTATCTTAAAGGTATCATTGTTCTTTTGTTATTGAATGAATAACAAATCCCGAACTTATTCGCTGTCTTTTCTGCTATACCTTGTCTAAGGAATGATATATGTTCATATGGAATATAATCCTCACGGTTCATGTATCTTATTTCACGATATTCGTCATATGAATGACCAGACATTGACTTTATTTCAGTAAATATATCAAGAATTGATTTATTTTCTTTATTATCATCCTTCTTGACATATGATTTTTCAATCTTTATTCCAAGGATTTCATGAAGAAATACAACGGCATCATAGAATCCATTTCTTTTCTTCATGACTCCAAGGTTATACTGTATAAGTGTGAATATGTCATTAACCTTATTATTGAAATATTTTTCCCTTGTGTAATCCTTCACACCAAGAAACTCATTATTGAAAACATTAATGGCTGTAGGATTGTCACCATCAATGTTGCAGGCTGAATAATACCTTCCATCATGGAGCTTTATTTCAGTGCATCCTATATTTTCAAGAACATAATCTATCTTGTTATTTTCATATACATATTTCTTTATTTCCTGTGTAGTCATGACTAGTAATCTTCCATTATATTACAAGTTCCAACATCCTTGTGCATATTCGTGCTTAAATCATATTCAGATATAATCTGTTCTGAATCAGATTCACCAAATCTGTTCTTCGTGATGAAGGTAATCATGTAATACTTCCCTTCCTTAAGCTTACATGGAATCCTAGTATGACCTTCCTTTCTGTAATATGTAATTTCTTTTCTACCTCCTTCATATTCATCTGAAAAAGGTTTACGTAACATAATGTTACAGTCAACTACATCAAGAATGTTCTTTGCCTGCCCTACATCAGCATTGGAATAGTGTCTCATTTTTACTGATGATTTTGAAAGCTGATATGTAAATATCATTGTGACGTTAAGGGCAGATGGCTTGATTACATCATAGATTGAACGCATATCTCTTTCCATTTCCTTCCAAGTCTGTGAATTGGCATCCATATCCGCACTTTCCTTGAATGTATCAAGAATGAAAAGTCCATATCCAAGAGCAGAATATTTTCTGATTATTCTCAGTTCCTCTGAGATTGTATATTTTTCAAGTGGAATGATTATAATACTGTTTTCCTTAAGTCTCTTGATTATATCAGAAGCCTTGTATAATGCTTCTTTCATTTCATTTGAGAATCCTCCCTTTGCCAACATACCCTTATGGATATACTGACGTTCACCATTTGAATCAACATAACCTCCAAGATGATTATTCACAATCCACACAAGCATTTCTTTCTGGACTTTCTTTTCATCTTCTTCATTTATTGTCATGACAACCTTTTCTCCATATTTGATTACGGATGGAAGAATATAGTTAATTACCGTTGTTGATTTTCCTACTCCCGTATTAGCACCTATTCCATAGATTTTGCCATGCATATTGATTCCAGATATCTTGTCTGTAAGAATGCTCGCATTATCAAGTGGCATTCCTAGTTCTTCGCCATTGTCTAGCGATTCAATCAATTCATCAATATCATTATCAATGCCTACAGCCTTGACTCCATCATTTGCTTTTAGAAAAGCATTCTGCAATATCAATGTAAGTTCATCATAGATGTCAGCTGCACTGATGTCCTTGTATTCCCTAATCCTGTCACCAAATACAAAGCCATCTTTTGAAAGCATAAGAAGACAGTTCCACTTCTTCAAGTCATCAGCATAGGCAAATACATTCTCTTCATTGATGTACTCAGAGGCCTTGCGAATCGTATCATATCCGCCACTCTCGACATAAACCCTTGCAAGATTCTCATGCTTTCTTAGATACATTCCAACAGTTATCTCATCAAGGGTTTTCATCTTGTCATCAATAAGACATCCTCGTGCAATTTCATAATACACTCTCCAATTGTTATTGGAAAAATCATTTCTTTCAATATCAATATCAAAGATAATTCTAGGATTCTTATAAATTGAAGCGACTATGTTTGCTTCGGAACCTAATTTCAGTCTCTCAATTTCAGATATCTCAGCCGTATTGAGAGATTTTTTATCGTTATTATTATTATCTTTTATAGCAATCATCCCCCTAGAAATACTTCTTTAATCTCTTGCTTACTTCTTTATGAGAAGCCTTGTATTGCATTTTCTTGTTTCTATCCGTGTGTCTGCTATCAATATGTTCAAGTCTCTTTATATACATCTCATTTTCTTTTCTTGCCTGTTTGTCTCTTTCATACACTTCATTGATTTTTCCATTAATGATTTTACCAATGTATGACATCATTGAACTCTCGCTTTTGAAATTCTTTGTTTTCAGTGCGTATTCAATACTTGGCTTGCAGGCAATGAATGTATACATAATCACACGGAAAGGATATTTTGCCTTGTCCTGAATCTTTGTATTCTCAACGGCTTTTCCATATCTTATTCCAAGAACAGAAAGAACTATAGTATCTGACAGCTTTTGGTTTTCATCATAATGAAAGATTTCTTTTTTAAGATATTCATATAAATCTCCCCATTCTTTCTTTTCTTCTTCTGTTAATTTATGCTTAGCCATTGTTAAGTACCTCTTTTACTAAAGAACCAAATCTTTCATTGAATACTTTTTTTACGCTATCTTCTCGTTCATACATTTTCTTCTTTATATCTGATACATCAATATCAGAATATTTTTCTACATAATCCATAAATATATCAATGTCACGACCGAATACAAGTTTATCACATGAATCATATAATGTAGAATTTTTATCAGTTACATCTGGCATATTTCCATCATAGAAAATGAATAATATATCATCCTTTGTAGATTCATCAGTAATTAATGATGGATTGTAAATAAGATGTGTAACACCATCAGTCCTGATATATCCATCCATATTTGAATTTTGAAGATGGCAATAACTTTCTGGCAAATCCCTTACAGTTAATTTTGTCCTATAATAACGATTATTTCTATATGCAAATAGCATTCCATCTGGAAGTTCGTTATCTACACAGACAATTCTATCATATTTTAACGACATACCATTTTTATTACATTGCTTCTTTAATATTTTTAAATCCTTCTTTTTTACCCATCCAGAATATTTATCCTGTGGTTCATTATGATTATGTGGAACAAACATAAATGGCATACCTTTAACAAATTTAATAAAGTATTGTCTATTATCAAAACATGATATAGACACAAATATGTAAAAATTATCATCAACATCTCTTAAATATTTAGTACTTGTGTATCTAAGATAGTACGCATTCGCAAGTTTTCTCAAAATATCACCATCCTTTAAAAAAATCTAGTGTATTCAAGTGAATGCACTAGATTCAGTTTTCATATACTATTTTTTATGATTCAGAAGATTCAATGAAATCAATAACTTTCTTTGCTGTTTCTACATCGACAATATTTAAAGGATTTCCAATTCCTTCATTCTTGAGATACTTTACAAGAGGTGCTGTCTTTGATGTATCTCCTTTGTTTTCTGTAATGTATGAAACAATTTGCTTCTTAAGTTCTTCGAGGTTATCTGATTCTTTCTTTGCCTGCTCATGTTTCTTCACGATTTCAGCAGCTTGTTCCTTTTTAATGGCATCTTCTTTCTTTCGTTCATTAATGTTTCCTTCAATTGATTCTTCAATTGCATTCTTGATAGCTTCAATATACTGGTCTGCATCAAGGTCAATTACTGGTGTAATGCTTGCAAAACGCGACTTTGTTTCAGCTACATAAGCGTCTGGTCTGAATGCAATCTTTCTTGATTCATTCTTTACGTGACCTTTCACTACTTCCTTTCCATCAAAGCCTTTCTTTCCAGTCTTTTCCTTCTCAATGCTTCTATCAATATATGCAATGCCTACCACATCTAGCTTGTTCATGATTCCATCAAGATACGTTCTTTCAGCATCACCAGTAAGCATTGAGTAGCTTTCACCAGTAAATACATCAACTTTGTCTTTTGTCTTTACGTGTCCAATCAAGAAGAAAGCAACACCGACTGAATGAAGTTTCCATAAATTATCCATGATAATTTCTAAGGCTTTCTGTTTACCTCTATTAAATCCACCATATGCACTATTGATTGTGGTTGCCTTCTTTTGCTTAGGGTCACTTCTGATTTCCCTATTGTATAATGCAACAACTTCTGGCTCTGCAATGTCAATCAAAGTATCAAATGTATCAATAACAACGCATCTTAAGTTCTTGTAATCTGTTGTCTTGTTTTCAATGATATCATTGATTACATTAATGAATCCAACCGAGTTAGTAAATTCATTATATCCATTTTCATCATATCCATTTTCTTCATCTTCCTGTGTTTCCCATGCAGGACATGAAACATAGTTGATTCCATCAATTGCTTTCTGACCATCTTCCTTTCCACATTCAAGGAATAGATATCCATCATCATCCTTACATAATTTCTTCATTACATTATAGGCAAGTGTTGTTTTCCCAATGCCTTTTTCTCCGAATAATGCAAGATTATATTTCAAGATATCTGTTGATACTTTATTCTTTCTTCCAAATGCCATTTTCTTTTCCTTTTATTCCTTTCATTCCATTTATAATAATACTGTCGACTTCGCAAAAATAATACATTAATTGCTAAAATGCCATATCCTTGAGCATCTGTTCAAGGTCATCCACATCATCTAAATCATCTGCCGCACTGGCATCAGTATTCTTTGTTTCTTCGTCTTCTTCTGCCGACAAGTCGATATCAAGGACACTTTCATCATATTCGTCTGGAAATACCTGTAATGAAGCTGTTACATTTCCATCTTCATCCTTTGCCTTTCGCACATGAAGATTAGTAAGAACCATCTTTCTCTGTCTGTCGGAAGTTGACACCATTCCAAGCACATCTTCTTCCGTATAAAGTCCTAATGAGATAAGTTCTTTTAAATCATCTGGTACATCATCCATTGTAGCTTTTACAACTGTTCCGCCTTCATGAAACTCACCATTGAATACGATTCTTGAAACACCTTTCTTAACTTTTAGAACTTTCTTGATGATAAGTTCTCTCTGTTTCTCTGTCACATCATTAAATGAGAAATAATATGTATAAGGAAGTGCATTGATTTTCTTGACTTTCTTGCCATCATATTTATAAATATATGATGCAACATATCCTTTAATTTCAAGTTCATTTAATTCTTTATCAAAGTCACCAATAGAATCACTTGATAGTAGAACTTCCTGTACAAACGTAGCCTTGAAATCATTTGCCTTGTCAAAGTCTGGCTTATTAACAATGTTTGATAAAACAATATTATTTGGAATTAACTGTCTTGTTGTGTTTCCATTATAATATCCATATTCAATCTTTCCAGATACTCTTAATACAGAATCATCCTGAAGATTTTCATTAAGATAATTAATCACATCATACATTGAAAGGAATTTCTTATAGACAATATTGCCTTTAACATCTTTTTCAATTCCGACTGTAATGAAATCAAATTCTGACACTTCTTTAAGAATTTCTTCATTCATTCTGTCATCCCAGTCTACAGTGAATTGTGTCTTCCAGTCTGTCTTTCCATCCTTGTCTTTCGTATGACAATAAATCAAAGTTCCACGAGGATTATAACCATCCTGCAAATGAACATAGATTGTTCCATACTTTGAGCCACAGTCAATCGGCATTTCAAGTCTATTATATACATATCCTGTTCCAGACTGTGATTCTACATCAATCTGAAAAGGATTCTTTCTCCCTCTTGAAAACTCACCGACCAGTGTAAAACTTCCTGCTGATGTTTTTAACTCTTCTTTCATTAACGCTCTCCTTCTTGTTATTTGTTTTTGTTTGTATTGCATTTAGCAATCATTAATCCTTATGCTTATATATTAAATCTTTTATATTTGATTGTCAATAAATAAACAAACATAATTATTTAATTTTCTTCCACACATTCGTAATGTTTCCGCTGAACGAATCAATATAATCAAAATTACCCATTACGATTGCTTTCTTGAAAGCATTCCTTGCAGAATTAGTATCAATTACAAACTCGATTGCAGATTTATCATGTGTCGTAAAAGTTCCAGTCAAATCAGTATCTTTATCTGCTTTTTCCTCTACCTTGATAATCTTTATGAATTTATTCTTGTCTGTCTTGAACACAAATTTGTCACCAACGACACCATAGGCACTCCCCAAAGCAGCTCCAATATATCCATCATTGCTCATGAGAAGTCCGTCATCATTAATATTAATCGCATTGCTATGAATTAGCTTATGCTGAGGTGAAGTCTTATCTGTTATCTTTTTATAATCCATATAGGACTTTGTATTTAACCCACCATAAGCAATTCCAACTTGCTTTCAGTTGTTCTCAACATTCTTTACTCTATCTTCAAGACTGTTGATTCTATCATTTGCATTATTGACTTTTCTATCTAGGTCTGATAGATACTCATAATCACCACTAAGTTCTGTAGCATGTTTTTCTAATTCACTACCGATATCTTTAACCTCTTTTTTGATTTCACAAACATCATTCTTGTTCTTTTCATATTCGTGATGTTTATAACTTTCAAATAATGTCAAGCACACAATAGATGCAATAACAATAACGTCAAATACATATCTACAGATTCTTTTAAATTTGAATTTATTCAGAATAATCATCTCCTAACTTTGACTTTCCAATGAATGTAATCATGTCTTCATTCTCGTTAATGACTTTGTAATATACAACATCATTGACTGGCGAACGAAAACCGATTGTGTAGACAACACCATCAACATTCATCTTTGTCTTCATCACAACGCCAATACATCCTTTCAGATTAATTCCTTTTGTAAATTGAACTACATCGCCATTACTAAACATCATTATTTAATCACCACCTTTAGCTATTGTCAAGTGAACATATTTAACATACCATTAATCGCAATTATTTTTGTCATTGCGATTAATGATATATTATTATACATTTTTTAGAATCTACTAATCATATCATTCATTTCATCTGAGAGCATAAGATTAATCGAATCATCTGACGTATAAATCTCAATTTCACAAAGATAATCTTTTGAATCAAAAGTAATCCATGTTATAGAAATTATCGCTCCATCATTGGTATAGATACCTTTTAGATAATCAACATCATTGACTTCAAAAATATCGTCATTTTTATAACACACATCATATTCTGTAACTCCAACGATATTTTTAACATTATATAGCTTTTCTAAGATACATTTAAAATTATCCATTGTGACAAACAGCTCTCTTGGTTTATCATTGATAATCTCATTAACTGTATTCTCTCCAAAAATATAATTCAGAATATTTCTTTCTTTTGAAAAGTCTCCTTTAAAAATATCGGCTGAAGCATTTCCTTCTAAATCCACATCTAAATCCAAAGCATAATTCATATAAACATTCCCTCTCTTTTTTTTGTTATAAGTTTTTCGACAAGTCACTTTTAAATTATATATGAAATAATATCACATATCAATATATAAAAGTAATATATGTGAAGATTATTCATATTAATTACCAAAAGTAATGAAAATAATGATTCGCAAATGATTGATTATCACATAATAATATTTTAGAATATGTCTAGGTGATAAAAAATGTATTTAAATGATAATCTTAAATATCTACGAAAAATGAACAACATGAAACAGGAAGATGTAGCTGAAGCACTCGGCTATAAATCGTACACAACAATATCTAAATGGGAAGATGGAATCTCGACACCAAATATTGAGTCTCTTGTCAAACTATCTGATATGTATGATGTCTCAATAGATTCGATGATTAATACGAATCTTTCCGAGAACCCAGACATATTAAACAAATGGAAGAAGTTTCTCAATAATGAAGATATGTTTGCCATGCTTGTAAAGCTACACGATATCACCAGAACAATGGATAGAGAACAAATTAAGAACGTTCTGGCATATGCCATCAATATATCCAATGATTAGCATCCATTGGCGTCCTATATAATACATTGAAATTTTTCAAAACGGTAGTAAAAAAATATAAAAATATTTTTACATAATAACATAAAACAATGTCGAATAAATAATATACAATATATAAATACGGCTGATTTCTAATAAACTAATTATTATAATCAGCCGTGAATTCTAATATTTAACTCCGGCATTAAGTGATGTACACAATATCTGATATGTATCTCTAAAATTGAAAAACTCAAATTTCTTATAAGCACCTTTATATTCTCCAATGAAGTAATCAATCTTATATGAATCATTTGGATGCTTATTTAACACCTCTTCAACTAAATCAATACCTTCCTTCTGGCATTTATCATATACATAGTTAAACATTCCAGAAAATCTCAATGATGAACTATTTACACGTCCAATCATATCCTTGTCTGGTGCAAATTGTTTAACCTTGAATCTTACTTTATTTACTGTTGTATTAGCAAGTGAAGACTCTGATATTTGTTCCGTCCGCTTAAATATCTTTTCGGATGGTATGACATCATAGTATCTCCCAAGCTTGCCATACATTCTCTCCATATGATAGCACTTATCAATTAAAGAGAATATTTCATCCTCATCAATCTTATAGACAAGACTACCTATGTTGATTGACTTATTTTCAAAATCAATCTGGTCAATTGTCAGATTGATTAAATCTTCAAGTCTTATTCCTCTATAAAGAAGCTTAAATAATAATTTGTCATATTCAGGCGTTTTTGAATCCTTATCAATAGCATCAATCAATTCATTGAATTTTTCATTAGTTATATAACGTTTATCGACTAGCGATGCTTTTGATGCAAGCTGCTTGAACTTCATTCTGTATGTTGGATGTTCCGTTGTCTTCAACCCCTTTCTTGCACTTACGAACTGACAGTATCTTTTAAAGTACTGTCTTGCTAGTTTAATTCTTCTAAAATCATGAATTGACTTAAAGAAGTTTGAGTATTCATCATCATTAAAATATTCAAATTTTTTACCAATCAAGTTCTCATACTGTTCAAGCTTTTCAAATACGCTTATCGCCTGCATCTTGTCAGTACCACCACTTAATAACAGGAATTCTTTTTTCTCACTACTCATTTTTGATTGAGCGATTTTTTCATTTTCGTCTATTTCTCTTTCTCTCTTCATTTTGCACAACCTTTTCTCCTTTGTATAGTTTTTCATTTATACAATATCATTCAGTTGTCAATAAGTCAATTCATACAACTGAATTTTATGAATATTCCATTTCAATTTTCTCCTTAATCTATTTAAAATTTGTTACATCTGTTTTAAAATACTTAAATTATCCTCAGTTTTTGTGTTAATATATACTGCTTCTGTAACATTGGAATTATACGAATGCCCCATAAGTGATTTTACAAATGCGATATCTTTTGTCTTGTTATATACATCAGTAGCAAAGTAATGTCGTAACATATGTGGCAGAACTCTTCCACCTGAGTTTTTCTTCATCATCTTTCTTATTGTGTTTGGCTTGATTCTCTTTTCATCATTCGAGCAGAATAATGCATCGGCATTAATTGATTCATTCTTTCTTAAGTCAAGCCACTCATTTAATGATTTAATGCATGAATCAGCAAGATAAATCTTTTCATGTGATTCATTGTTATAATATCCTTTTCTGATTACATCTACATAAGGCATTCCATTATCATTCAAATGGATATTATCAACATTCAAATCAGTAAGCTCATTGATTCTCATTCCTGAACCTTTCAGCATTTCAACAATTGCAAGATTCCTTGCTCTGAGAAATTCATCTTTTGTATTACTGATATTATTAATCATATCATCTATCAGCTCATTCTCTGGATATTTGCTTTCGCTGCTAAATCTCTTTGTTTTATATTTTGATTTTGGAATTCTTTTTACTGGATTATCAATTCCATAGTTATTATTCATGTAAGAGAAGAATGATGAAAGCATATTAATGTATGTATTCACCGATGAAAGATAGTGGTCTTTACTCAATTCATCAAAGAACATAATCACATGTGAAGAAGTCACATTACTCAAATCCTGTTCATCAATGTTATTTAATAACTTGTCGAATACACCAAGATTATGCATATATTTGATGAAGCTATCAATAACAATTAAATATGTCTCCATACTTTTTGGACTGTTCAGACGAATAAAGAAATTTGTAATAACATCATTACCTTTGCACATATCATTCAGCTTAATAAAGAATTGCTTTCTTTCATCATTATATCTTTCAATCTTGTTGTATTCTTCCATTTTTTATACCTCCACTTTTTATTCGTATTATTTGCTATAGCATATTAAGCATCTTCATAGCATGTTCTTCATCATTATCAAAACGTGATGCAATATCAATGTATTCATCAACATCAGTATCATTCATATATGCTGTATAAACTAGTTTATATGAATCCCTTTCAACACCAAAATCTTCAATCAGTTCATCATAATTATAGTCCATTAGTGGTGTGATATTAGGATATTTTTTCATAATCTTATTTACTCTTTCTCGCCATATGCCATGATGCCTTCCAATCCTATTTCCATTTTCATCATTTTTATAACTACTTGATTTGAATATCGTGCAATGAAGAAGTTCATGAATCAATATGCTTAATGAAATATTTTCATTAACTCTTTTCTCAAGAAGATACCTATTGATAAATACATAAGATGGATATATGTATTCAGTTCCATTTATATAAATATACTTGAATCCTGTATATCCGTAGAAATCTTTATTGTCTCCGATATATATTGTCATATTTTCAATATCAATTGGTTCACGTCCATATTTTAAATCATCATCAAGGCAATCATCAATTATGCTGACTGCCTTTTTTATTAATGACATGACATTCTGCATTTCTGGAAAGAAATATCTTTTAGGATTATTTATATTTGTTATATGGATATTTGCAATTGATAACCTTGTCATAAACTTCTTTTAACTCCTCTTTTCTTTCCTTCTCTTTCTTTTCTCTTTCTTCTTCTGTAGGTGTCAACTTATACTGTACATAAAGACCCAATGCTAATAGACCAAAGCAAACACCCATATAGATGTAAAAATCAATTGTCATTTTTATAAGTTCTTTATCACCAGTTACAAGTGCAATAATTGGTGAAAGAATAAGTTCAGCAGGGATAACCCATTTCACGAAGAATATAAAAATCCTTCCTAAGATATATCCAATAAAGTCTTCCATTATATTTCCTCCTTCCAATGCGACTATTTCCATCTATAGTGTATCTCCAATGATTCTCTCATTCAATAAAGTCTCATTGGTGTTTGAAATATATTT